GCATCCCGTTTATTTATCTCGGGTGATAGTTGTCCTAATACTCTCAGGAATGGTAGGGCTAAATCTTCTGCGCCCATGTTGTCCAAACCGGTACTAGAATCTGCCTCAAACATACTCGCTAGAGCTACGCTTGAGTTTTGCTTCTTCGCTACTTGTTTCTCTGTCATGTTTCTTGTCTCCTTGTTCATGATTTCCGGCTTATTTTTGTTTGATCTTTAACAAAAGTGTTAAAGAATTCCGAGGGCATATCGAGGCCGGCCTCGATACGCTCTCTAAAGAGAGCCTTCAATGTCATGGGTTCTACCTTTTGTTTTTGGGTAGGCTCATAACCTTCTTGCTCTGCAAGGCTAAGCAATTGCTCCGCCTTGTTATCCTCGCCCTTCCCGAACTGTACCGCAACCTCATTTTTAATAAGATCACCAAGTCCGTTATTACGAAGCCATGTGTACGCTGATTCGACTGAGTCTTTTTTTACAGTACAGCTGTATGTCTTTCTGACATCAACGCCGCTACCGTCAGCGAGTTTCAAAGATGACAACCCTTGCTCTGCTAGTAAGTTAGGTATTATCTCTGAACTAATCTTGTCTGCTTTTTCTTTATATTCTTTTACCGTTGCTTCAAGTCTTTGTATTTCTTCTTCGTGTGCTTGTAGCTCTTGGCAAAAAGAAGCTAGTGTTTGAATATCTGTTTTCTCAATCAACTGTTGTTGATCATCTTCTAAATCTTCTAGAGTTATATTACTCATCTTCCCACCCTTTCGTGTTTAATTATTTTCTTCTTTTGTTACTGTAAAGTCTTCAGTCTTTTCTAACTCAGCTATCTTCTCGTTTGCTGCAGCAAGATCTGCATCTTTCATCGCTGCATTAATTTCTTGCTGTAGATTTTCCTGATTTAATCTTTGTATTTTGTTTAGTAATACATTTATAATTTGTTTGTCGTCCATTATCTTCTCCTTATTTTTATTTACTCTTGACTTCTTATATAACAATCCCATATAGTATGTCAAGAGAAGATATGATAAAAAATTATAAATTTAAAACCAAGCCATATAACCACCAAAAACTGGCGCTTACCAAGTCTTGGGCCGAAAAAACTTATGCCCTATTTATGGAAATGGGTACAGGTAAATCAAAAGTACTTGTGGATAACTTAGCTATTTTATATGAACAATCCGCGATCCGCGGTGCCCTAATCGTGGCACCAAAAGGCGTGTACAAAAACTGGTATGACATAGAGTTACCGGTGCATTTACCGGACCATATTAATCATACTAAAGTATTGTGGGAACCTACCAACAGTAAGAAAAAACAGCTAGAGCTAGATACTTTATTTGATAATAAAGGTGACCTTAAGATATTGATAATGAACGTAGAAGCATTTTCTACCAAGAAAGGACTGGACTTTGCACATAGTTTCCTTAACATGTTAGCAGGGAAAGCCCTAATAGGAATCGACGAATCTACGACAATCAAGAATCCGACAGCTAAAAGAACAAAAAATATTTTAACACTAGGGAATCTTGCAACATACCGTAGAATACTTACTGGCTCTCCCGTAACAAAATCCCCACTAGATTTATACACCCAGTGTATGTTCTTAGATAAAAAACATCTAGGACTGGACTCATACTATTCTTATCGTGCGCGCTATGCACATATGGTCAAGAGAAACTTTGGTGGTCGTCAAGTACAAATTGTAGATAGTTATCGTAGACTAGATGAACTAGCCGGTAAGCTAGATAGTTTTTCTTATCGAGTATTAAAAGAAGATTGTTTAGACCTACCACCTAAAGTATTTACTACCAGGACAGTAGAATTATCTGACGAACAAAAAGAACAATACGTTATGATGAAGAAAGCTGCGATTGCAGAACACAAAGGTAAGTTGATGAGCTCAGCTACTGCACTAACAACTTTATTACGACTACATCAAATTACTTGCGGCACATTTAAAGCTGACGATGGTACGGTGACACCGATAAAAAATAATAGAATTACTGCTTTGATGGATTGTATAGAAGAAATTGATGGCAAGGCAATTATTTGGGCAACATACCGCGAAGACATCAAAAATATAGTCGCTGCGTTAAAAAAAGCTTACGGAGAGGCCTCTACAGTCGAATATCACGGTGGGGTGGATGCTACCCTCCGGCAGGACAACATTGCTCAGTTTCAGCAAGTTAAGGGCCCTACACGCTTTTTCGTCGGAAATGCACAGACTGGAGGGTACGGAATTACCCTGACAGCAGCAAACACAGTAATTTACTATTCTAACAATTATGATCTAGAAAAAAGACTACAGTCAGAAGACCGAGCACACCGCATCGGCCAGACTGGCAGTGTTACCTACGTTGACTTGGTTGCGGAAAAGACTATAGATGAGCGTATAATCAAATCATTGAAAGATAAGGTGGACATTGCTAATGAAATTATGGGGGAAAATATTAAAGATTGGATCTAAAGTAGAATCGGGGAATAAGAAGTTCGGCCTTCTATTCGTTCTGCTTTCAACGTTTGTTTTCGTAAACTTCCCGTCTTACTAGAACAGTGTATCCAACCAGAGTTTGGATCTACACCGTCATAGAACTCTAGTATCAATTGATCAAACTCACAGTTAGCCGCGATCCACGCTGCAAGTTCTTTGTTGTCTACACCATGAATCTCAAAGTCTGCTGCCTCACCCTTGGCATGTTGTGACTTAGCCGAAGAACCGATAGCCTCGCACAACGCTGGGCTTCTATAGCCTGAAGATATCATAACCGGTTTACCGAAGTGCTCACGCACTGGTTGTAGGATGGTTTTCGCTAGGTGAATAAGATTCTCAATCTCCGCGGTGCCTGGTTCGTTGTCGATACCTTTACGCGTCGCGGTCTGTGATTTAGTTAATTCTTTTAATGTAAAGTTGTCTGATAATTGCATTATAATTTTCCTAACAATGTGTCTATAACCATTAATCCTACAGCCCCCACTGTAGATAAAACTACCCAATAGATCTTATCTATCTTACCGCCCAATTTTTCTACGTCAAGATGTACGTGTGAAATTTTGTCGTCCAGATGTTTGAGGTGATTAGTTTTTATAATATCAATCTCACGTTCGACACCTTTGATGTGACCGTAGAGAGAAATAATATGTTCTCTATCATCTTCTGGTACTATGCCTTTTACTGTATCGTTCATATTAACTTCCAAATATTGGGTCGTTACTACCAAAAACTTGTTGACCTTTTGCAAAAGTATTTCCACTAACCCCGCCTAATAAATTAGCACCCTGCATTGGCACACCTAAATTTGGTAATGTTACATTTGTATCACCCATTCCTGCTGTTGGTAAAGAAGTTTCTACAGCAAATGGATTAGTATTAAACGGGAACGGTTCAATCATCATATTAGTTCTATTGTATTGTCTAGCTAATCTATTAATTGTTTGTCGCGCTGCATTGTACGGATTTTCTTGTCCCAGCGCTCTAGCGTTTTCTGCAAAAGATTTAATGATATTTTCTGATGGTATAAACGGTTTGAATTGACCACGTTTAATAGCATTTAAAGCTTTGTTAGAAACCCTATCTGCAAACTCACGGTCTAGTTCTGCTTGCCCTGAGCCTAATATTCTAGCCGCATAGTAATCTCTATTTATATCTTGTTGCACTTTAAACAATTGTTCATTGGCCACCATGTAGCGATCAATAATTTGTTCTGGTGTAACCGGACCACCTCGTAGCAACGGTCTAGTAAACTCACGACGAGAGTTGTTAATACCAGAAGTATAGTCAGCAATTTTAAATTTCATAGCGTTAACCGGATCTACTTTAACTGCACGCATACCCATGAAACCTAGCGCTTCATCTGTTAACTCATACTCACGACCATATTCATCTGGTTTACCTCTTGCTGCTAAACCTAATCTTTCAAACGTGCCGATTGATCCTGGTAATTGTGTTTCAATTAAGTGACCTGCAATAATAGAAGCTTTCTCACCAAATGGTGTTTGGTCCGTATACAACCTTTGTCCAGTTTTAGTTCTACCACCACGTAAGAAAATGTCTGTTGCTGCTTGCGTCCAGATAGCTTCACTAACAAATGGTGATATTGTTTCACCAATACCTTCATACAAACCTTTAAATATACTTTGCATCACCGGCTCTTCATCTTCCACACCGTCACGTATATTATTAAACAATGCAGTAAAAGGTCTAATCATAGTGTCGTATGCATTAGCATGTGAAAAATCTATGTATTTTAATTCACCAGTCTCTTCATCTTTAATTGGTATAAGTGTAGAATTTTTTGACCAGTCAGGTACAAACCGTCTAAGCGCGCTCATCTCTGCACCACTAACATTGTAAATTGCTTTAGCTGCCTCTACCGTTCCATAAGGCACAACCACTGCAGTAGCACCAAAACCAAGTAATCTTTTATAACCGATACCGGATAGTGGTTTAATAACTCTGCCATCATCTAGAGTTACTTTTTCTGTTATTTCTCTAAAAGCACGATTTAAAATATTACCACTAGTACGCATAATTTCTGCAGGAAACGATACAAAGTTACCGATTGGAAACTTACGTAATCCTTTTACAAAGTCATTAACATAATCATAGTTAGGTATATTGTTACGTACAATGTCAGCAGCTATCTCATCTAACTCATCTGCAGATTTAAGTATACCTGCTTTTTTATAAGCTTGTTCATAACGCTGACGTTCCATAGCAAAAGAAGTTATTTTCCAAAAGTCATCTTCTGCTGTATAAAATTCTTCTGCACCTTTTTTAAGCCGCGATCCTTGTTTCGCTAGTCGTCTTAAACCTGGCAAAGTAGAAGCACTAGCACCAAACTGTACATCTGCTAGTAGTTTTTGTAGGTCACCTAACCTAACATTAGAATTAACAACACCTAGTCTTAATAATTTTCTGTAAAATTCATTTTGTTCTCGTGTGCCTTTAAGAGGTGTCTGTAAAGATTTAAACGCAGTTTGAAACGCATCTACATTAGGTATGATACCATTACCCGCGGCGAACGCACCTGCACTAATAAAGTTACGAAAGTGAGTAACTGGACTGAGCACAGTTTTTGCAAGTTGTGATGCAGCTTTTGGGTAAAGTATAAAATTACTATAGACATTATTTAATGCACCCTCACCTAAAATACTTTGACTAGTTTCTTCTAACGCATCAGCCACCCCTTTGTGTGCAAATTTACCATTGAGAGGATTAGTTACACCAGCTTCTAACGATTTGTTAGGATCCATGTTTACTTTTCTAACATTGTCTCTACCAAAAGCAGCAACCGCTTGTAGTTCATCATCGTAAAAGAAACCAGTTTTACCTGCAGCTTGTGCCTCATCTGATGATTTAATTAAATCATCAAAAAATTCATTACGTCTAGTAATCATAGATAGTCTGGCAGTGCCACCTAGTATAGTTTGCGTTGGATCTTCTACTTTACCTAATAAATTTTCTATAACTTTTTTAGATTCATCGGTAACATCAGATAATTTTACAATACCTTTAAACTCAAGGTCACTCATTACTGTTTTGTTTAAGAAAAAGTCAGGTGCATTAAACATAACACCTGCAGTTTTTTCACCTGACGTTGATAGTCCTCGTGGTATACTGGCTGTCTTAACTACGTTATCAACATAGTGTAATGCTTCTTCATCTGTTATTTCTTTACCTGCTTTTTTTGCTGCATCTTTAAATAAAACTACTCCTCTATCTATTGCCTCTTGCCCTGGTTTAAAATTAGAAATAGACATAAGTCCGCGGTTTTGAAATATTTGATAAGTAGAACCTAAATATTCTGCCATTTTTTCACCAAACGAATCACCAAATTCTTTTCTTAATTTAGGGTCCATTCGTTTACCAAGTGCTGTAAACATGGTGTCCCATTCAGCACGCATGTCATAAAACGAATCAAAAATAGCTTGTGGGTTTTTAGCACCTAACTCTACTAGTCTTGCTCTGTCTCTTGCCACTAGTTTAGGGTCCATTTCACCAAATTTAAATTTACCAGTCAACCCATCAATGTCTGCTTTACCAGATAATAATGTTTCGTTTAACTCTTTTAATAGTTTACTACGTGTTGCTTGTGTAGTTTTGTTAAATGTATTTTTTAATTGTGGAAATATAGCATCAATGTGTTTATCAACACCGCGCTGTATCTCTTGTGCTCGGTTTACATCTGCTTGTCTGATACCTAATTGACCACGCTCTAAATCAAAAAACTCTTGTGGTTTAGCGCCCCGTGGTCTGAACTTAGACAATATCTTATCAATACCACTGTTAGCATATTCGCGTTCCCCGCTGCGTTTTATAGCTGTTTTAATTGCAGAACCAGTGCCACCAATAATACCGGCAAACAAAGAACTTTCTAAACCAAACTTCATACGATTCATAACTTCGCGTGCAGCATTGTTCTCATCATTTGGTGCAAGTGCTGTTGGCCCGCCACCAAACATATCACCAATCGTACCAACTTGTTCTGGGTCACCAACAAAGATAGCGTCGGCTACACCAATACCAGCAGCGCCACCTGCTGTTGTTAACAATCGACCATTAGCATTTAATGCATCTTTCATGGTTGCTTCCATTTTTTTATCGGTAAGTTTAAAATATTTGTTAGCTTTTTTTGCAACCAGTGCTTGCTTAGTTAGTTGTGAACCAATCTTAAATGCTTGTACACCAGGTACACCCAAGTTAGTTATAATTCTAGTTAAGTTACCAGCAGTTGTGGCTTCTGCCTGTTCATCTAATGTAGTTAGATTATCAAAAAACTTTTCTACTTTTGCTGCGCTGCTAGTGCCTAAACCTAGGTCCATGAGGCTGGCTCCGAGGCTAAACGCGCCTTTTGGTATGTCAATTATACCAGCACCGATACCGGCTAGCATGCTTTGTATAGTACCTATTTCATTATCTTGACCTATATTACCTAATGAAAAACTACCACCAACATTAAAATCAAAATCATCTCCTACAACACCACCTAGTTCAAGGTCTACACGACCACCATTTTTCATACCCATGCCCATCATACCCATTGCTGCCTCACTTGCAGTTGCACCTCCTGGCTCAAAAGATTTTCTTGCACTAATCATTTCCTGCATTTCATCTAATTGTTTTAATAACTTTTCTTGGTTCATTGGTCCAGTAAGTTCTTTATAATTTTTATCTGCATAACGCATAAATTTATTAGGTATGCCATCAACACCATCTAATTTTAAAATTACTTCGGAATCGTCAACTAATTTTCTATGTTTAACCATTTGTTCATCAAATCTTTTTGCTATGGCTATTTTTGCCTCTCTACCTTTTGCTTTTTTAAGTTCTTTAGAAAAATGTTTTAAACCCGCTATTGGATTTTCATATAAAGCAGCTTTTATACCGTTTATTTTTTTACCAATTATTTGCCAATTAGCTACATCTTCGTAAGGAACTTCTTTTGATGCGGCATTCCAAAAGCTGTCTATGTGATCAACAACTTTTTTTTCATTAGGAAAAAGTATATTAAATTCTTTTGTTGTTTTATCAATATCTCTTCTTAATTGTTTTACTTCTTTTGGTATATTAGGGTTTGCAAAAAATTCTTTTAAAGCTTTACTTTTTAATTGTTTTACAGATGATTCACTGTAAGGACCTGTTCTAGAAAGATTGCCATCAAAAAAATTTAAATCATCAAAAGGATTTTTTATACCTATTCCTTTTGCGCTTGCTACTATATCGTTTATTTCATTTCTGCTTTGAACCCTACCTGCGTCATCAATTTTTTTAGAATATTTTAAACCTAAAAATTTAGTTAATTCTGTTTTAGAAGGTTGCGTATCAAATTTTTTTTCGTAATCAAAAAAACCTTTTCTTATTTTTTTTATTTTTTCTAAAGTTTTAGGTTGAAAATTTTTACCTTGGTAAACTGACAAAGGAGTATTCATGTTATGTTTTATAAATATATTATTAATTTTACGTGAAACGCCAAATTTTTCTACAAGTTCACTTTGAGTAGCAAAAGGGTTTTTAAACTTATATGCAGTTGCTCTTAGTCTATTATTTAATCCTTCAGGAGACAGCCTTTGTCCTTGTTTAATACTTGGTGTATAATATTTTGATTTTGGAGGTTTTGGTTTTGCGTCAGCTACAATTGATTCTAAAATATTTTTAAGTTTTGTTTTGTCAACATTTTTTAAACCTTTAATTAATTGTGGTATTATAGATGCAGCCATGCTACCCCCTACGTGTTAGCAAATTGTTGCGCTTCTAAGAAGTTGTCTGTAATTTTTTCTGTGCCGTCTTTATTAATCGCTACAAAAGTTCCGCCTAGTGATTTGTTAACATCAGTGTAAACTACTTTTCTTCGCATTTTATTAGTGTCAGGTTTACCGTTAGCTTTAACAGGTAACTCTACTATGTTTTCTACACCTATTTCTTGACTAACGTTTAATAGTTTTTGTGCTCTAATTTGTGTAGTCGGATCACCTTCTAACATAGCTGCTGTCAATAACTGTTCTGTAGCGGCATCTTGTTGGAATGCTCTTTCTTCTTCTTTTTGCATATCGCCAATAGCTAATTGTTTTGCAGCTAAACTTAATTCACGATCCGCTGCGCGTTCTGCATCTAATCTAGCACCAAGCGTTTCACCATATGCTGCTGCTGCTTGACCATAGTCTTCTGCTAATAAACCAGGCGCCGCTGCTGATATAGCTAAGCCTATATCACCTAGTCTACTGCTAGGTTGTTGATCATTTAATAGTTTAAAGTATGCGTCAGAACGATCTTTTAAATCTGCTAAAGTTTCAGCAGATTTTTGTTCTTGTGTTTGTTCTTCTGCTTTTATTACATCTCCAAAATCTGTTTTTGTATCATCGTCACTTATTTTTGGTTTATCAGCACCATATAACGCAGTTCTAATACCACCAGATAATCCTTGTATGTCTTCAAATTTTCTAAAAGGTGCTTGTGCAATAGTTGACGGTAAATAACCCATTACATCAAGAGCTTTTTCCGCTCCTGTTCTACCTGCATCAACAATATTTTCTAATAAAGTATCATCACGACTGTCATCAAACTCTGGTAATAAAGAAGATAGTGCTCCTAATCCAGCACCACCAGCTATAGTGGCACCTCCAACACGAGGAGCTAGCTTAGCGTAATCCATAAAGCCTGGTCTAGTTCTAGCACCTGGTGTTCTTACAGTTGCACTTCTAATTGTTGTTCCACGTGGAGTAGTTGTTCTTATAGCTTTACCAGGAAGAACTCTAGTTCCGCTAGGACCACGAGCTGCAGCTCTACCCGCCATTGTTGTGCCTCCTGTTTTTGGACTAAAGAATTTTCCAAGTGAAGCTATTCCTCTACGCGATAGTAATCTTGGTGCAAGTCTAAGTGCAGTCATTGCTCCTGGTGCGAGTAAAGGTAAAAAAGCAACATGTGCTTCTCTTTCTTTACCATCTGGTCCAGTTTTTCTTAACGCGTTATTACCAACACCAAATGTTGCTTGTGGTTGTGCGCTACCACCTTTTTTTAATTTTAATCCAGAAGTAACACCACCACCGTGTGCGACGCCACCCATTTTAAACATTTTTCTTTGTAGTGTGTATGCCATACTTTATCCTATTCTCGGTTGACCATATCCAAATGCTGCTGCTGTTTGTAACGCTGGTCCTGCAATACTAGCAATACCACCCAGAACTTGTGAGAACGGACTAGGCGCTTGTTGTTGCTGCATACCAAAAGATGCACCAGTGCCAGCATAACCTTGTGATGCTTTCGCTAATTGATTACCAAAGAAATCCATACGGTCATACGGCTCGTAAGCAATTTGTTTTTGACCGGCTCTAAATGTATCTAATAAACCTTGAGCTTGTTTTTGTTGTGCTGCACCAAGTTGACCAAGTGAGCTAATTTGTTGTGCTGCAAGTTGTGGTTGTAATGATGCTAGTCCGGCTTGAGTTTGACCCGCCTGACCTAGTAAACCAAGATTCTGTGCTGCTTGTTGTTGTGCGGCTGCAGATTGTGCTAGCCCCGCTTGCCCAGCTTGTCCATATAAACCTAAATTTTGCGCTACTTGTTGTTGAAACTGTTGTGCTTGTGATTGTTGACCACCTAATGCTTGACCAAATAAACCAAGATTCTGTGCTGCTTGTTGTTGCGCCGCTTGTCCTAAGCCCATACGTTGTTGTACGTTCTGTGCTGCTAGTTGTTGTGCTTGCTCAAAGCCTTGTTGTCTAAGTCGTGCTAATTGACTAGCCATATCTTGTGTGCCTTGTGCTGCTAGTTGACCTTGCGCTACACCAAAACGACCACCGCCAAAAGCGCTACCGGCTGATGTACCTAGCTGTGCTTGTTGTTCTGCTAGTTGTTGTTGATAGTCAGCCATAGTCGCATCAATAACTTCTTGTTGATACGGTGACATAAACTGTTGAAATGCTTGTGGTCCAGTTGATGCTCTAGCTGCAGCAAAATCCGCGGTTCCCGCTCCTTGGCCCGCTGCTGCGGCTTGCGATATTAAATCTGCTTGTGCTTGAGCGTTGGCTAATTGTTGTGCGCCTGCGTCTTGACCGGCTAATGCTTGTGCTCCCATCAAACCAGCCATACTTGCTGCTTGTCCTATACCTGCGGCACCTGCACCTTGGCCCGCTACTGCGGCTTTACCTGCTCTGTCAGCTAATTGAGCAGCACCTAAAACACCTTCGCCTGTGTTTGCGTCAAAAGTACCTTGTAAAAATGGTTGATAACCCGCAAGCCCCGTTCCGGTGCCCGAGATTCCGGTAAATGCACCAGTATCTGTATCAAACTGTGCTGTACCCATACCAGCTTGATTAAGTTGTTGTTGAATTGCTTGTTGTTGTAATTTATTTTGTGCTGCTGCTTCAGGTAGTAGTGAACCAAATTGACCTTCTAAACCCTCTTGTGGTATTGGTGACGCTAATAGATTACTTAATTGTGGACCAAACTGTCTTAATAAAGCTTCAATGCCCGGTGACGGTTGTTTTATTGCTATAGAGTCTGCACCTAATTCTTTTTGCGCAGCATCTAAATCAGCTAATAGTTTTTGATACTCGGTTAATTCTGTTTCACCACCTTCTTGCATGCCTACACGACCACCGGTTTCATAGACTTGTGCCTCAGACATTTTATCCATCATGTCCATTTCACCTTCTAAACCAAGTTGTCTTAGGTATTCCATAATTTCTAAATTACCTAAACCAGCATCTTTTAATTGTGTTTTTAATTTATCTAAATCCATTATACTTTTGCCTCTAAACTGTTCATAAGATCATACATGCGTTGCGCACCTTTTTCTACACTACCACCACCGGCTGCACGTACTGCATCAGCGGTCATTACAAATTCATTCTTTGATAACATTGCTGGAACGTCATCAGCTTTTTCTTTTACACCCATAGGTATAAACGTACCATTACGTCCGTCAACTTGCATACCTTGTGGCATACCTGCTGGTAAAGATGCGATACCACCATCAGCAAAACCACCACCATAAAGCAAACCATAGTTTGGTCTTGCATTACCAAAATAATCAAACAACGCTTGTCGAGAACCATAATAATCATCAATACTATCTTGAAACGCTGCGGCTTCTGCAGCTGCATCTGTTTTCATTTTATCTGCCACGGCTAATCCGGGGCCGATTGTTTGTAAACCTTGTTGTATTGCTTGACGCGGCACATTTTGCATGAAACCTGCATCACGAACCATTACTGGATCTCCAGCTTTATATGGTCCTCTAGCAATATCACTACCAGCATATGGATCAAACATATTTTCGTTTAATTTTTTTAAATCACCTGCTGAAATATCGTCGGCTATGTTTATTTTTTCTTCACTAAACGGTCTATCAGCTACATTAGTACCTTGAATAAAGTCACGTGCTTCGTTAACACCAAACTTTAAACGTTGCATTAAAGTTGGATCTTCTGGTAGTGTAAATATAGGAGCAGATGGTTTAGCTGCAACAAAATCAGGATTAGGCATTCTAAAAGAAGTAGAAGTAGCAGTAGAAACAGGATCTGTAGTAACACCAGTTGTTGAATAAGAAGGACCTCTTTGTCTAGCTGTTCCTGTAAAAGTTTTAGATGGTTGAACTGTTGGTGTTTCTGTAATACCTCTAGTATCAAAACCTCTTCTTAATTGACCTTTAGTAAAGCTTCTTCCTGAAACAGGCTCAGAGCCTATTACATCAGGTGGTCGTATATCGTCTGTTCTTACACCTTCAATAAAAGGTTTTCCTTGTTCAGAGACTGCCTCAGTTCTACCAAGTTCAAACCTATTTGGATCTGATAAAAAACTACCAAGACCAGAAAGTGCTTGAGCTGTGCCGCTTATATCACCGGTAGTTTTACCAGTTGATAGTGCGGTTAATACTTGTGGTATTAAATAACGACCCATAGTAGTAGCAAAAATACCTCCAAGACCTGGAAGCATTGGAGCAAGCATCGGTAGAAACGGTGCTAACTCTTTAGGAATAAGTTTGTCAGCTACTTTGTTAGCTATACTACCTAAGCCCTTTTTAATTTTCCCGCCAATTCCAAAAGCCATTTATTCTCCTGATTCTGCACCTATAGGTGGCATTTCTAATATGTTAACTTTAATATCTACAGCTTTGGTGGTGGACCATAGTTGTCCACACTGTGGGCAGGTGCCGATTGCCTGTTCTTCTGAATTTACCTCATAATCACAATTTTTGCAATAGATTCTCTGATAAACTTCTGGCTGTATTACCGGTATTTGTTGGCCATCTACAGTCTTATAAGTGATAGGTTTACCTTCTTTAATTAACCGCATTAAGATACCTCTAATGCTGACAGTACTACATGTAAATCATTGGCGTTTTCTGCTTGTACTTTTAGCTCTTCATCTTCGTTTAAAACTAAGGTGTTAGTTAACAATTCTACTGTAGTTTTAGCAGATATGTCTTTTTGTTTAAATAAACTAAAGACAGTATCACTACTATTTAACAATGTTATGGTTATTTCACACGCATTACTAGCATCATCATTTGATACTAAGATTGATCTAACCACACTAATAGTATTAGTAGGCACCGTGTATAGTGAAGTATTATCAGTAGTAGTTAAATCTACTTTTTTATTTAAAAATAAATCAGCCAATGAACCAGTTCCTTGCTAATGTTTCATCTTTAGTTTGTTGTTGATAACTAAAGTTTAGTTGCGTTACAATTTGTTCAAGCTCTCTTACCAATGTATCAAAGGTTTGTGTTTCGTATTGTGGTGTTGCTTGTGGTAATCTACCTATTACAATCTGTGCCATTATCTACCTCCATCCGGTTTTACATCTAGACGTAATGTACCAAACCGCCAATCATCATTAATTGCATTACTAGATATCACAATGTTGCCTTGTCTACCTCGACCACGTGTATCTATTTTAGTAGTGGTTGGAGTTACTGTTGATAAATTAATTCTAACATTAGTATAGTTAGTAACTTTTTTATTGTCTGTATGTGCAGCGGCAGTAGTAGAGCTTGTGCCACGAGTGCAGCCAGTCAATACACCAGTAGTATCATTATTAGCTGTATAAGTAATTAATTCAGTACCAATTAAAAATGTGCCTGAACTTGGAAACTGAGTAGAATCATCTACTGTTACTGTGGTGGCACTGCTAGTAATGGCGCCATTCAAAGTAGTTTCGTTAGTAATAGAGTTGTAGTCTTTAAAACTTAATAAAACATCAGCACTACCTTTTTGGTTTTTAAAGTCAGGAATAAATCTTGATATAGATAATATTTGTTCACCGTCTTGTATGTCAAAATCACCTGATTGTATAAAACATTCTAAAGGATCTACGTCATTATTAACACCGTCTTCGTGTAGATAAACTACTGATGCACCAGCAGTTACACCAGTTACTGTTGGAACAGTGCCGGTTTCATCTGCTTCGTATTCAGTGGCATAAGGTAATTCATATACACCTCGATCTATCCACGTAGTTCTTGCCATTGAATTAGTATACCAACTGTTTTCTAAATAATTATAAGTTACACAACGATCAATAACCGTAGAGTTTTTACTAGCATAGAACCAAGTAATTTCATTAAAGTCAGTATTAATACCTGCATAAACTAACCCTTGTTGTGTAATACTAAAATCATCAAATACATAATCTTGCACGGTGCAAGGCATTTTTTTAACTGAACCATCAAACATAAAGAATGCTTGTTGACTCATCCAAAACGTTGTGCCATTAACATCAACCGCCGCATGCGCAGAAACTGTACCACAGTTAGCTGCTATCTGTGATAAACCAAAGACAAATGGTGCACCAATAAATTGTAATGTGTGTAAAGAAGTATCAGTCCATATTAAGATAGAACCTCTAGATCTAACCGCAGACATAATTTTAGATCCATCTTGTATTCTAAACGATCCAGCAGTGTTGGTGCTGCTTGGTGTCCAAGTTGTAAAATCTTCTTGACTAGAGAATCTTAAAAACAAATCGTCTTGTGTTGTAGTTGTACCAATAGTAGTTTCAGTACCAAGTAAAATAACATGTCTATCTGGTGTTGATAAAATTAAATGCCTTGATGCTGTTGGTGCATTACCACTAGCGACCACGGCGCGCGTAGTAGCACCATTAGATTTGTCCCATCTAAATAAAGAACCATCACTAGCCAAAGCTAATAAGTCCTCACCAAAGTTTTCAAACACCCAGTATCTTGAATCTAGCACTGTTGTTGAAGTAGTGGCACCTTCGTTCCAAGCAGTAAAGCTTAAACCACTAGATATATCTTTAAGTATAGTTACTGTTGCATTGTCTGCATGTGTAGTATTATCATGACTACCAACCGCACTAACACTAGTGGTATCTGTTAAACTAGATAATCCCCGAATCACGGTTAAAGTATTACTACTAACCGACGATACTTTCATTATTTCTTGACCAACCATGATGTAATCGTTAGCCGCAAAGGTAGCACCGGTATCTACATCAACACCAGTTTCTGTTGCATCTAATGCCTCATTTAATTGATCGGTAACCACAGTAGTTGGTGTGCCATTCCATGCTGAAATACCCCAACCATAACCATAGATGTTTGAAGTTTGACCAGCGTTTATTTGATAAGCTGCATTTGCAGTAGCACTACTAGTAGCAGTGCTTGAGGCTGCTGCCTTAGCTGTTATAGTGTAAGTGTTTATAGTAGGTGTAGATAAAATTTCAAACTCGCCTTCTAAGTTAGCTGCAGAAATACCACCAGTTGCTGCTGATACTGTATCAATAACTACAAAGTCACCAGTCAAAGCACCATGAGCAGAATCAGTTATAGTAACAGTAGTAGAACCACTGGTAGTGGCATAGCCAGTAATATTCCCGGTCCCCGATGCGCGTACCGGTGTGATGTCTGCTATTGCTCCCTCTACGTATAGATATAGTTTTCTGTCAGTTCCTAAAGCTAAGTGTCTAGTACCGTCAAGCGAGGTCCATGCAAACTGATCGCGTACCGCGCCAATTAATTTTTCAGAAGTAAGTTTAGTCCAACCACCTATTTTTTCTGGTTGACCATAACGAAAACGTATGTTCTCACCGTCAATCCATTTACCCTCAGCACCATAAGCGGTGCTTTGTTTGTCAAATCCTGGTGCAAATTTTGTTGAAGCCAAAGGCATATATTATCTCCTTTGTTATGCTGTTCGTTTCCACATGTATACTGCAATAAATGGCGGCATATGATTAATTGCGGTGCCATCTCCACCAAGAGGTATAACTGCAGTTTCATACGCACCACCTGAACCTGATGAAGAACCTCTATTATCAGCACCTTCTTCAGTTTTAAATGATTTTGTTGTGTTTAAATTAACATCAGGTAAGTTAGTTTGTGCAATAGTGTGTGTTTTGCTACCACCAGTTTCTTCAACTGTATTAAAGTCAGAATCACTACTATCAATACCAATTAACATTCTACCAGTACCAAACGCTGACCAAGTTCCAAAACCTAATAAACTAGATGGATTAGTTGATACAACAGCTATGAACACAGCTCCAACTGGATACGCTGATTGCGCTAGATTACCGTTAGCGTCACTAACTGTGCCTGCAAAAGTTACATTCGCACCGCTAAACGTGGCCGCTGTGGTAGTACCAGATTTAATAATTAAATTACCACTACTATTAGTTAAACTACCATAAGTAGTACCAGCGTCTTTTACAAAAACATCACCACCATCAGCATCTAAAATAATATCACCAGCAACAT